ACCTTCATAACAATAGCGCCATCGCCCTGCAACAGGACGTTAAGTGCTGAGTGCTCTGACCTGACAGGCGCGTGCCTGCCATCCAGTAGCGGGATAAAGCTGCGCTCGGAAGCGCACTGCTTAGTCCAAGCCGTGAGCTTTTCTAGCGCAGGAATCTTAGACATGAAACGATCACGAATCTTACCGCCCTCACGTGAGCCCTTGCCTACGATTGTACCGATCTTGCCATTGCCTGCGCCATACAATGTGGCGTAGATGAACGTCTTGGCATCGTCACGGGTAGGAAGATCAGCAGCCTTCTGGTTGAGGGTATGGATGTCGCCATCAACAACCTCTCTAGCATACGCGCCCTTGTCCCACCTAGCTAGGTGATGGCCCAACATACGCAGCTCAAGGCCAGAGGCATCGCCGCCGACCATGTGCCAGCCTTCTCTAGGCTGCCAGAGTGAGCGACACTCCCAGCCATAGCGGCCATCGTAACCACGAGCAGTGCCTGTGACCTTAGGCACAGCTGTCTGGTTAGGCTGGCTGTGCGTAGCTCGTGACGTAGCGCAGCCACAAGGGTTGATCTGGGGGTGGATGATACCGCCGCCTTGTCGGGCACGGGTGCTCCAGTCAGTCAGATGTTGTAGACGTTTGTCGCACATCTGTATCTTGAGGAGGAGCTTAGCCTCGGGGAACTTAAGAGTCTTGAGTACATCTTCTCCTATGCTCGGGTTGCCTGCCTCGGTGACAGGGGCTGACCAGCCATACGAATCACGTAGTCTCTCGGAGATCTGCAAAGACGAGCCAGCATTGAACGAGTGCGTCTTGGTCTTGAGCGGGCCAGCGACCAGCGTCTTTCGGATAGCCGAAGGCGCTGATGATTTGGTCCGGTACTGATTACCCTGATCGTCAGTGTAGTACGACACGGTCTTGAGTGTCTCGATACGTGGCGGGAACGCCTCATGTAGTTCGTCATAGGCTGTGGCTTTCTCTATCTCTAGTCTCTGGATAAGATCCTCGGCTGAGGATACGTCGATGTGTACACCGGTGTCTTCCATGTCGGACACAATAGTAGCGACACGATGCTCTAGCTTGGACGAGGGAGTGAACTGCTTTGCAAGCGGCGCGAGCCATAGGAACAGCTTGTAAGACACAAGCGTATCCTGAACACAGTACTCTTCCATCTCTTGTGACCACTGGTCCCAGCCACCATCGTAGTCGCCCTTGTAACAGCCAAGGTGATTACCTAGCGCTGCCAAAGAGTTACCGCCATAGGGGTGGTTCTTTCTGTCAGGCCAGAGGAGACGAGCCATGACAAGCGTATCAACAACACGTCCCTGTACCTCACCACCGTACAAGCGGCGAAGGACAGGAAGGTCATAGCCTATGATGTTGTGACCGATGACTGCATCGGCAGCCTTGAGCCTGTCCCACCCCTGCTGGATGGTGTCCTCGTTAGGGTTATTGCGGTAGACGAAAGTAACCTTGGGGTTGTCAATGTCCCGAAGGACCAGCAAGTGTACCCTGCTGGCCCCCGGAACGGTTTGACCTTTACGATTGATAGTAAGATGGTTAAGGCCATCCGCCTCAATATCGAATACATAACGCGGCATGGTCTCTCCGTTTCTTACTTAGGGCAATCTTTGTTGCCGGTGCAATCGTAGTTACAGTTGGTGTTAGCGTTGTGAATAAAGAAGTTCACTGCCGTCTGAAGCTCATTGACCTTGGTGATCAGCGCCTGCATATCTTGGTAGACATCGAAGGGGGAGAACTGGCTCATCTGCCAGCGGGGTTCTTCCTGTTCTGTGACGTTTCTAAGATAAGGCAACGGCTTGTACTCAGCCTTAGGCTGTGACTTCGCTGATTCCTTGGGCTCGGGCTTCGAGTTCTTCGTCGAAGGTTGATCCTGTGACATCTGATTCTCCTTGAGGTTCTGACCACTCTGCTTCCACCACTCGGCGGGTAGACTGGTCAAGTTTAAGTGTGCCGACAACACCTGTCGCACCGTGGAACCTACCCTTGAGGGATCGGACCTTAATGATGTGACGTTCTTCTGGGTCATCGGCTTGTTGGTTACGTTCAATAGCAATAACACTGTTAGGTACAGAGCCGAGCGACCCTGACCCACGAAGGTTGTTCATGGTAATCTGACCACCCTCTTCGGCGGCCTTACCATCCAGCCTGTTGAGCTGTGATACTATGTCAATGTGTACGCCAGTCCGCTGCACAATAGAGCGCAGCGTTCTCATCGTCTCATCGATACTCTCTCGCTCACTACCACCCTTGGACATGCCTTGGACAGCAGCCGTGATGTGGTCAATCATGATAACATCACAGCCGAGACCGGCAGCCATATACTCCACACGTTGGAGGATACTACCGAACTCGTTAGTGCCGTGATGGTCATAGACATACAGCCCGGTGTGACCGAACCACTGCTTAGCTTCTTGATACTCCTCGTCAGTGAGGTTGTCAACGAAGCCGAAAGACACAGGGTTGTTACCCTCTGACTCAAGCAGCTGGTTAAGCTCACGCCCTGCTCTGATCTGACGCACAGGCTTGTTGACTCTGAGAGAGATCAGGTCATCAAGTGTCTCCTGTGGTGTCTCTTCTAGCATCAGCACGCCGACCTTACGGCCGTGACAGAGGTGATCATACACCAGCTCACGAACGATGGTAGACTTACCAGAACCTGTGCCAGATGCGATGAGCGTCATCTCACCGCTGCGCTGCCCCATCAGACCAGCCGTGATGGATCGCCATGGGAATGTCCACTGCGACTGACTGTTAACGTCAGCTGTAGTGATGTCATTCACATGGAGGATACCATCAGGCTGGTATGATCTCGCCTCGTAGAGGGCCTGAAGAAGCTGACCGCCTTGGTTAGCCCTAAGCATATCATTGGCATCCTTCATTGGAAGGTGAGCGATGCGGGCTTTACCGGGCGGTAGGATCTCGGCACACTTCTGTGCAAAGAGGCGNCCGGGTTCATCACTGTCAAAGCAGAGAACAATCTCCTCGTAACCTGAGAGGAACTCAAGGTTAGCGCGGATGCTTGCCTCGCTAGACTGAACACCGGAGGGCAAGGAGACAACAGGCCAGCGGTTCTTTTGTAGAGAGGAGATGGTCAGGCAGTCAATCTCACCCTCGGTGATGACGATGCGCTTGCCTGATCCTGACCAGAGCCACTGACCATAGAGAGGAAGGCTGTCAACATTAGCCTCGCCTCTCCAACGGAAATCCTTCGGCTTCTGGAACCGAAGGTGCTGGGCCACCATCTCGCCATCCTTCCAATAGTCGGAGACGTGGATGGTAGACCCCTTGTAACGGGCCATTGCCGACCCGTCAGGAGAATCAAACTTACACAGCCTGTAACCAAACAGGCGGCAAGTCTTCTCATCAATCTTGCGAGCACTGAGCGCTCGGTACTCGCCCTCGATAGGACGTGTCAGCTTCTCGCTGATACGTTTGCTCGGCCCTGTCTGTGTGTCACCATGCACATGGTAACCACAGGCAAAGCAGTGCGAGCCCTTACCTTCTGGGTAGACAACCAAGTTGTCACCACTCTTATCCTTGCCTGCCTTACGGCATTCGGGACAAGCCTCCTTGCGAATTCTTTCTTCGGACATTCTTACTCCTCTCAATACGAGTAGTCCAAGTCAGTGTCTCTTCATCAAACGTGGTAACAACTATAGCCTCGGTCGGGTCAACCCCGTGCCGTGACATGAATGCAGCAGCTACGTCCTCAGTCTTATTGAGGTGAGCATTGTATGCTCGCTTCATGTGTTGTTTTAGGTAAGCCTCTTCAAATACATTCTTCATCGATATCCTCCACGATGAGTTCAATACTACCAGTGTCTGAGAATTTTTTAACAACTTCTCCAAGCTCTGTCACTTGCACGTCATCTCTCCATACCAACTCATTGCATGAGTCAAACAACGCCTTAAGATAGTTATCGATATCCCCACGTGGGTAGGATAGCTTCGATGTCTTAGGTTTCTTTACCAGAAACGTAGCGCCGACACGCAGCTGATCAGAGAGGAGGGGGCGGAATCCCTTTCGGAACTCCGCTACCTCCTCCTGAAAAGCCTTGCGATATGAAGAGTATGTCTTCCCGTAGTAGGTTCCATACTTCGATACCCGTGGGCGCGAAGCAGGTACAGGTGCAGTGTCAAACTGGAAGTAGTGCGTGTTGCCTTCCTTCCTGTACTGCATTAGACAAGCCCATCCAAGAGGTCATCGGTGTCATCAGAGAACGTAGCTCCCTCTGCCTCGGGCAGCTCATCAGTAGTGGATGACTCCTCCACGAACGATGACTCACTACCAAAGGTAGAGCCTGCGCTTGCGGCGAAGTTACACTTGAGCTGCTGAACAGCGTTGAGGTATGCCTTGATACCGTAGTCACCGTTGATCTCCCAGCCCACAAAGCGAGCCTCGACACGGCATGTGTCGCCGCCGTAGATCTGGGTGTCTTCTTCCTGCCCCTTGGCATTGAAAGTCTTGACGGTGTTAGGCACTGACTCGCCGTTGCGTACCTGCATAGCGTTCGCAGTGAACTCCATGTAGGGTGCGCCGACTGGGTCACCAGTACGCTCGTTCATCTTAGCATCGACAACCTTCATAGGAATCTTGCCGTCCTTCTCAGGCACACCCAGCTCAGCTGTGTGCAGCTTACGAAGAGCCTTGATCTTAGTGCTGAAGTCCTTGAACTCAGCGTCATCCTTGTCGAAGACAAGCGTGATACGGTAACGGTTGCGACCATAGGTCGAGTCGTCGGGTGATCCGATGTAACAGTATCGGGCAGTGCCAACAGGGGTGCGGACAAGGCCGCCTTCAAGGCGCGTCATGTTTGCGCCGCCGGTTCGTTTAGCCATTAGACATTCTCCTTCTGCAAACTCTGTGGAATACTTGGCATAGTAGTACTAGCTTTGAGCAGCCGACTAGCCAAGTGTGATGTGAGGGCAAGACCGTATACAGAACGATCGTGCCACTCGGTAATATCTGCGCCTGAACTAATGACTGACTGGACAATACCAGCAGCCCGGATCCGCGCTTCGCGTTCAATGTTAGAGGTCAATATGTTCTCCCGTAGTTCCAAAGTAAAAGGACTAAGTCACGGCCATCAACAGTACTGTCATCATTTAGATCACAAGACTTAGACTGATCTGTGATAGGGCCATAACCCCACCACTGCATAAGTATAACTAGATCAACACCATCAACCTCCCGGTTGTTGTTGATATCAGGACACCGCCGCATCACTGTGTTAGTGAATGTCTCGCAGCTAGGGTCATCCTCTAGGGTAGTGCAGTCAATCCAATCAACACACATACAAGAGCAGTTGCCCCAGTTTGATAGTTGTATTGCAAAGTCAGCACCGTCAACAATACCATCATCATTGATGTCAGCAGCGTTGTTAGTAGTACCAAACCTGCCCAACATAACAGCAACATCAGAGCCGTCAATTACTTCGTTGGTATCTAGGTCACCTGCGCAGGATGGGCATGACCCAAGTGCTAGGGATAGTAGGAAAGACGATATCATAGTGCGCGTCCCTTCAGTAGTGGGTGGATAGGATAGTTATCTCTCCCGAACCTCTCGCCCTTACCACTAGGCATGGCAATAAAGCGTGTGTCGGCAGGGTTTTCTGTGTCGATAAACCCACAACCAAGCACGCTCTTCTTCTTGCACGCCTTACCGTAAGAGAAGGCATACAGTCTATCGTCTACTAGGCAGCCAGTATCCATACCAAACCAACGCTTGGTTGGGTTAGCAAACCAACGGATACCACCAGCTGAGTGGATGTGCCCCATGACTGAGGACATGCTCATCTCTCGGGCTAGGTTAGCAGCGGGCTGTAGCCCTGACCTGCCTGTGCCGTGAGTAAAGTACACGGCGTTGATACCTGTACCGATGATGACCTCGTCAACCCATGACCATCGGGGTGTCTGCCACACACTGGCATAGTCCTTCAGGTATGACCCCGGCACACCAGCTGACTCAGCCATACGCATAGGCCGTGCATCATGGTTGCCGATGGTAACTACCGCATCAGGGTAGGCATTGTACCAGCGCTGCACCCCTTCGAGGGCAAGCTCGTACTCATCCTTAGGGCCGGGTGCGGAGGCGTGCTTAGTCCATGTCGAGATGCCGTGGTGATCCACGATATCTCCGATGAACACAACACTGTCAGGTTGATTCTCTTGGGCAACCCAGTCAACAAAGTCCATACTACCGGGGTGAGCAACAGGCTCATGAAGGTCAGGTATCACTAGAATTCTTGGCATCTTCTTCTCCTTGGTATCTCATAACAGTTTCCAGATACTTAACCATCTCATGAACATAGTGATTAAGCGCCTCGGTTTCTACGTGGTTCCTTGGCGGGCCAGCGGGTGCNAAATTGGCGGGGTAATCATACTGCCCCATCTCAGCCCAATGAATCTCCATCAACCGAGCAGCNTGCTCTTCAAAGCACGAGCCNCTTGACTTACGCCATCCGGGCAGGGCAATGGCAGCCTCGCAGCTGCTCAGTGCAAAGATATCAATTGGTAGGGCGTACTTATACACCTGACCCATACCCATTTTGTTGCGTGACTCAATGTCAATAGTGCTCTCAAGAAAGTGAGGTGAGATTGCGATGTGTCCCATCTCAGTGATCTTCTTCCAAGCTAACTCGAATGACTTACGGTTGAAGTCGTCGTCAGGAAACGCACCCATTGGACCGGCAATATAAATTCTCATTCCCATTCCTCCTCTTCGGGTTCGGTGATACGCATCTCAAGGATGCAGCATCTAGGTATAATTAAGTAAGGGCCTACCTCTGTCTCATGGTAGTTCATAGTGACTACGATGTGGTCGTCTGACTCGATCAGCAGGAAGCCTGCCGTCTTACAGAGAAGATCCTTTTCTGTTAAAGCATTACATTCTTTGAGCACCTCTTCACGGTTGTTCCATGCAGAGTTGCACTCGGTTGTGCTGTCAATCCAACGCACGTAAACTTGTTGTAGTTCAGGCAAAGATGTACTCCGATTGAAGAACCTCATTGAGATCGAAGTTCCCTTGTGCTGGTGGGTCGCCGGGATCTTCTCCCGTCTGCATCTCCACCTGTTGTCTAAAGTCTTCTAACACGTTGCCACTGTACAGGTTTACAAACTGCTGGCGCAGCACATCCCTGAGGGTATCGACATCACACGCATGAGTACCGAATGAGTCGTGGATCATGAGCCATGAGTCAACACCCTCGTCAACACCAGCAACAACAGTCATCATCAGATGAGTAGCGTCGAGGGAGTGTACAAAGTTAGGAGGTAAGCCTGTCCTCTGCTTGGATGCACGCACCCCACCCTCACGGTGAGGTGACTTGAAGATGGTCTCTCCATTGAGACACCTGACCCTCGTATCCTTGAGCTGGCTGTATGGGTGACGCACCAAGAAACCACTAGGCGTGCGCCATTGCAGTAGAACATCGTGCTTGTTAGCCACAGTGGCACAGTGACGCAGCCAATCCATAGCCTCGGCAGCGCCTGTGATGTTCTCTCGGATAGCTTCCCATATCTTCTTGCCCAGATATCTAGAGGCAGCGAACTGGTTAGATGCCCAGTCAACATGACCATCCTCGATGAGGTTATCTCTGAGCCCCTGCTCTGTCACACCATACGGGTACGTCATCGTACCCCGCTTGGTAACCTTGCGTGTGATCTGGTAGTCAAGCCACTGCTGAGGCAAGGACAACAGGGTTGTGCCTACGTCTGGCTTGTCTGACCACATGCTTCCAAAGATTTGTGGGCCTTCTATTACCCCCGATTCTATCGTCCTACAATCCTCATTAACCTTACATTCTACAGCATCAGACACGTTCTGATACGGATCACTAGGTTCAGGTAGGTCTGTAAGGTTTACAAGCACTGCACCTTCTGCATCTCTAAGCATAGCAGAGAAGTGCTGAAGACCTGAGTTGCTACCGTCTACGTTGACAGGCAGGCAGCTGATGTAGTTCTCTACACCACCCTCATAGTTACGGGCTGCGATGATGTCAGCTACCGTAGCTAGTGCCTGCCATGGCTCGTCGGCATCAGACCAGAGCCGCTTGCCTACCTCAGACAGAGGGTCGAAGTCAGCAGGTGCGTCGAGCATCAGCTTGGTACTGAACTCGACACGCTTCTGGAATGATACCTTGTCAACACCCCAGCAGTTAGACAGCCTGATCATAAGCCAACGCATACCACGCTTGCCTAGTTTCTTACCGTCACCGAAGCTAAGCAANCCNCGTGCCATGTCCGGCCCCTGCGGCTGCAAGAATGCCGGGATAGGATACAGCCTAGACCTGAAGTCGTACTGCCAAGGGAAGAAGAAGACACGGCGACGATACTTAACAGCTGTCGCTATAGTCTTGAGGAACTGTATCCTCCTGCCGACAAGCCGTGCGTTCTCACGGTATACCTGCTCTGCCTTGACCCGCCACTCCCTGTCATCCTCGACATCAGGCCGGGGTGGGATAGGTAGATTCTCAGCAGGTGGCACACCCATACCACCACCATGCAACCAGACATGCTGCATGGTAGACAACACCACCGGGTTGATGGTGTATGGTGTCTCCTGTAGTACATTGATAGCACGGTAGGGGATGTCGCCGTGGTCACGTGGGTCACCTGAAGAGGTATCACCTAGCCCTGACTTGACCATGTTATGGTAGCGTGAGAGCACAGTGTACCCACCGTTGACATCATTCGACCACCGGTTAGGCGGTACAATCATAGGCTCGTACCGTGGTGACAACAGTTCCAGGTGATCATCCATACGGCTGATACTTTCCATTGCATCATCAGTCAGGTAGATCTCCTTGCGAGAGAAGGGCTTGCCATGCGGGCCACGCCCTGTGACAACACGTGTGCCGAAGATACCACTGTCAGTGACAGCTAGGTCCAACAGCTTAGCACCGATCAAACGCTTGCGCTTGATACCCCANCGATCAGTNCAATCCTGATCGATCTTCTTGAGGGCAGCACGCAGGGATCTACTATCCCACCGNTTGATGCGTCTCTCCATCACAGCCTTGAGCTTAGGCGCTTCACGTTTGAGTATGGTGAAGTGTGTCTCCTGCTCAATGTCTCTGCCTATCTTAGTGACTGCCTGCTGAGGGGAGGTGATACCACCATCTGCCATCAAGTCTATCATCGACATGATGGAGGCAGCAGCAAGGACACGTGCATCCATGTAGATGAACACGTGTCCCCACTGATTCCCTCCCCGCATACCTCTACCAGCCACGACCTTGGAAGTCTCTGCCTCAATAGCGGACGTAAGATTCTCTGCTGCCAATCCAATAAGCGAACGACATGATGCCCGCTTGGACATCGGTTGTGCTTTAGTATTCTCCTTGTATCTTAAGATCCCTGCGTCTAGAGACTTGATCTCTAGATCTTCTTCTTCAACAAACAGCGCAGCTTGTTGCTGCGTGGTCAGCGAGTTCCAATATCCCATTGAGTCTCCAGACTTAGGCTCTGACGTGAGTGAATCCAACGAACACAACTTGGTGGTTGTCAAGGTCAACACCTGCTGCCTCAACATGTGAGCTGAGGATGTTCATGAAGTGACCGTACCTGCACGTCCTGATGCAGTCAGGCTTGCGACCATTCAGCACACGCTGAGTAGGGATCGCAACGGTACGTCTCTGGAACACGTTACCACCGCTCGACCAGTTAGGTAGAATACCAACGGCCACGTTCACCATCATCTGACCACGGTCAGCGTCCCAGTATGACAGGNTGTTGATCGTTCCGACAGTGAGTCGGGGGTAGATCTTGACACCATTGATATGGTTNAGGTTGTTGGTGTTGTCTTCGGGACAGATCATGGTGTTCAACAGTTCACGGTTATCAGTATCAATCATCATCGAGTCATCTCCTCATTGAGAACTTGAGTAATACAAGGGACGGACAATCGCCCCTCGTTCATAACAATACCAGACCAGACAGCAGCTTGGAACTCTGCTGGTGTGATGCCTAGGATGTAAGCACCGTACCTGATACGGCGCTCCACACTAGAGCGTACACGTTTGTTGCTGAAGCTAGACTGTGGGATACCCAGAGCCTTAGCCATCCACGTGTCTAGCACGATGGCTGTAGTGTCACCCTTGAGGGCGGCAGCAAACTTAGATGTCTTGGGCCCACGAATCTCACCGGTCTTACGGTAATGCTTGAGGGCTGCATGTGTAGACTTGATCAGACCAGAGGACAGCGTGCCTGTCTTGAAGTAGTCGATGGTCACACGTACATTACGGGCAACAGAAACACGGGGCGATGTGATAGACAGCACATCAACCAGCTCGTCGAAGTCAATGTCAAGGTAGTCAGACAGATCCATCAGCGAGCCCTCAGCCCGTGTGTACCAGTCACGATGATCCCACCCTTGGCGGGCAAGACGAATCAAGTAGCTTACGTTTCTCATCACAATCTCCTAGCACAAGGGGTCGAAGTCACCCCACTCGGTAGTCTCTGAAGGATGACCATCATCCTCCCAGTCTTCACTGTCCTCGTCATCGAGGAAGGACATGAACTCACGCCAAGCGTGCAGCATACCAGCAAGTGTATCACACTCGTGGTCATTGTCATCGAGCCAGTTCATGAACCGATCAGCCAGCTGCTCGCTGGTCTCACCGCACTCACGTGCTGTCTCCTCTACCATCCGGGTTGTCTGAATCTCATTGATCAGATCCTGAATCGTCTGTCGTTGGTCTTCCAAGTTCTTTCCATTCATTACGCATCTCCTCTCTCTCCTCATCAGTGAGGTTAGGGTCAAGCATCTTGTATCCTAGCTCGTATCGACGAGCATGTGTGGGCCGGGTTGCGTCACCCTTACCTGCCCCATTGCTACCACGTGTAGCCTTGGGCTTACCATAGAAGGAGTCGAACTCCTTGCGTCTGGTCTTCCCAATCTTGCTGCGTCTGGTAGATAGTGAGTCCGCCTTACGGACAGGGTCAACTCCATCACTCATGTACTCGTACTCCCAGTTGTTTCTTGGCAGCCACACCGAGAGCATACACCCCCGGCTCTACCTCAGTCAGATTGTTGACACCGGGCACACGCATCTTGAGGTGATGCTCCAGTGTCTTAGCCTGCTCCTCTGCATTTCGTCGAGTGTCGGCAGTCACATGGCACAGCCCTTGCTGAATCTCCACTCTATGCACAGCCTTCTTAACTCGTCGCGTCTTCGATCTCTTGTGTGAATTCGTTCTCATCCTCGATACCTTCCCAAAGTTTGAACATGTCCATGTCATTGAAGTAGTTGAACCAATGCTTCCACCCAAGCCGGGACCCAAGCCGGGGCTGGCTAAGATCCTCATCCATACACCACACGGTGGGTGGGTGCTTATCATCCCACTCTCTCTTGATAGCTACCTCACAGGGTCTGATGTTGACAGCATCAATACCATCAATGCGTGTGTCGGTCCTTTCATAGTGACCATAGGTTTCTTCAACATCAATCGAAACGTCAAGCGTCAGGTCCATGTCGAGTATGGCTACGATGTAGCCGTCATTGTATGTGTAGTGTGGCATCTGTTCTCCTTAGATAAACTCAATACGAACGCCGCTGGTCATCTCCCAGTACACGGCTTCCTCACCCGTCAACTCCTTGACACGCTTGATGAGATCCTTAATCTGTTGATCGTGGTTGTCGGGCGCACTCAGTGGTGCTTCAACCCAGTCATACTGGCGCATCGGTTCTCTGTACATGTGGCCGGTGTCATTGCGCCAGCCACCAGTACCATCGATGCGTGTCCACCCTCCACTCAGATCAGCCAGCGTGTCCTCGATGAGTGACGCAGCCACACCAAACTGATGACGCTTGTACTCATCTGTCTTGGCAGGGGACAGATCCCACCCAATCCTGATCGTGTGCTTCTTAGCTATCACTCGTCACCTCCCTTCACAAGAGTCTTGAATCGGTTGAAGTAACGACGAGCCACGTTGGCTGCCTGCTCTGCCCCTCTGTAATAGTCCTGGATGTGGAAGTACAACAGCTGACGCTCACCAGACACGAGGCCCCTCTCCACTACATCGAGGGGGATGGTGACCCAGTGATAATCGTCGGTGCTCAGCACCTTCCAGTGCAGCTCAATCATCTCACGCCCATCCTCCACGTATGATCTGAAGGTGGTGACGTTGATCGCATCAACGAGGCTGGGTGAGCACATAGACTGTAGGACGGTGATGTCCCAGTCATACTTGTCGCCGTCGATCTGAGTCTTGTCTTCCTTGAGGAAGCTGGTAAAATCTTTCATCTCATTTTCCTTCTTGCGATTCCTACATGCACCTAAGAACAGCCCCGCTGACTGCTCTACCTCATGAAACAGGGGGTCAATTGGCTCGTCATCATGTTCAGTATCCACAGTACTCACCCCACTTGTCAAGTATATTCCAGAAAAAGTTTTCACTCGGCGCACCGTAGTCACACACCACCTCACCGGGGTGTTCGTAGGGTGTGAACATGATCTTCCCCACGTGCTGGTTGTCTCTCTCGAAGAACACCCACGTCACCTCAGTGGCGAAGATCTCCCGGACCAACCCCTTGATGGTATGCGAGCACCGTTCCTTCTCACCCGGCTCGTACTGTACGCCGTAGGGCTCACACCCTTGACTCATCACGGCAGTGAGCACCGATGCCACCGCCTCACGGTGAAGTGCCCAGTCATTATCTGCTGTCGGTTCGCGCATCGCTTGCTCCCATTAGGATTCTCTCACCCCTGTCCATAGCCTGCATGGAGTGAGGGTACTTCAGTTTGGATGTCCATTCAATGATGTGGTTCGCACCACGATCCCAGTGCAGCATGATGGTCAGCTTGATGTCACCATCAGCGTTCCGCCATATCCTGAAGGCGTGACCGTTCAGTCTGTACTGAGCGATCAGCCCGTTCTTTCTGCCATAGCTCATGCATTGTTCCTCTCATGTATGGGCTGCTAGGGGGCCGTACCATACGTATCACCCTAATCTTTCAGCCCGGATCGATCCATCAGGGGTGTATACTCCCCTCTATTAGCCCCAATTCTCTTGCATCTCATCGTCAGCATAGACCACAGTCACCCCGCTAGTACGGAACTCTATCCGCCTAGCACCATGACGTGCCAGCTCTTCAGCCAACTCATTCCGCTCTCGCTTGAGGGATTCCACCTCATGGAGTAGTACCCTCACCCAATGCTGGAGATTGTAACAGCTGTCAATCAGCTTCCTCAGTGACTCGCTCATGCTCGCACCTCTTGCTCTTCGATCTCATAGTGACCGTGATTGTAGGACTCGCCACCGTCTTCAGACCACTGACGATCCTCATCAGCCTCGATCAGACATGCCTCAGCCACAGCCTCGAAGATCGTAGCATAGACTCCGAACACAAACTCTGAGTCCTCAGTACCACCATCGCCGTACTCCCCACCATAAGTATCCCACACCCAACCATAGCTGTGGAGAACGAACACCGTTTGAACCGTCAGATCAGCCATATCACTCACTCCTATTCACAATAGCACAATGAAACACCAGAACACCAGTCGCCCACTCAATCCCGACTCCCCCACCAGACCCACAGTACCACCATGCACATCATGACGGTACAGAATCCACCGAATTGGAGCAGCTCAAGCGTACCATCACCAGTGAAACCAATCACGAATTCTTCAGTCATATCATACCCTCCAAGGTAAAAAGAGACGGTATGGGGTGTCCCCCATACGTCCCTGCGGATCGGGCACTCACGCCGCGATGGATCGGAAGACGTTCACGTTGCCCGTGAGACGCTTCTCATTGTCCACAGCATGCACGATCTGAGTGGCGTGATTCTGGATCGAGACCGACCAACGGTTCCCGTCCTTGTCTTCACATGCCACTTGAGCCCGGCAATCGTCGCCAGCGGACCCGTCCAGAATGGCACGAGCATTGTCGGCTTGTGCCGCCATGAGCCGCTGAGCCTCCTCAGCACGAGCGAGAAGATCCCGCGCATCCTGAAGTTGACCCTCAAGACGAGCAATTTTCTTCTCCTGTGTTGCCGTGTTGACGACAAGAAGTGAGCCCATGTCACGAATAAAATCGATGAAATTCATCATAATGATCTCCAATGGATGCCAAGAAACATCGACCGCGATGGCCGATAAAAACATGAGCACCGGTTTCCCGATGCCCATGGTGGTGGCATTATTCGGACGACACGACCGATCAAGTCGTGCCTTTAAGTACCAGATCTCACCAACGATGTCGCCGATTCCATGATGCACGCGGGCCATAGGTATCGGTCAGAGGTGGCACGGCTTGCACGGTGCGACCCGCCGATACTATCACGGTGGAACGTTGGGAGGATTCTAGCCTCAAGAGATTTCCGCACGTCCTTGCCCACTTGCTATCGTGGGGGGGATTCGAGTCCTAGTTGAGTGGCACGGCTTGCACGGTGCGACTGGTTCGGATCAAGGTAAGGTTATGACCCCTACGCGGTATACCCGACTCTTCATTGTCTCACTTTACACAGGTGAGGCACTGAGTCTTTTCATATGTTCGACCGTTCGATTCGGTCATGGGCGGATTCTAGTCGCCACTTAAAATATGGCATTCAATTTGAGCGAGTCAAACGGTGAGCACGATATTTTCACAGATTGTAGTTATCGGCGCTCGTGGTCCGATAACGGCGATCCTTCTATATACTATAGGATCGACCCCCCTACGTCCCATAATATCGAACATGGCCATTTCAAGGTTCCGATAATACGTCCGGTCCTAGCTCAGCATCGGGTGATTGTCCAATAATATCGAGCGATAACAAGACCGGCATTCCATTGTGCCGCGTTCCTGCCGATGATATGGGGCAAGGGTAGGGTAGAATCCGAGCNCGTTAGAACGGCTCCTAGGCGACCACAGACCCCTATGTCCGATAACGAAAAAGGCAGATGTGCGTCCGATAACACGTGCCAGCCTAGCGCCGATAACCTAGCGCCCCACGTCCGATAACCGATCGAGCGCTGGTTCCGATAACCGTTTGCCGCGAGCGCCGATAACCACGAGCCGCTCGAGCGCCGATAACACAGGGCCCGATAACGCTGCGTCCGATAGCCTGCGGAAAAACGGTCGGGTCCGATAACCGCGTCCGGGGGGCATGGGGGGTTTCGCGCGGCCGAGCAGTTCAGCACTCTCCAAGTAGATATCATACCCCCAGTCGATTTTCCCTGAGACAGCCTGTAAGCCCTCCTACGCCCCCGCACGCTCAGCATGACCCCGAGGGTAGCTGGGTGCTTGGGACGCAGGAGCGGGCCTCTCCGGGGCTCAGGACTTACCCCAGCGTCCCTGTCCTAGGGTGCGGTTAGGTCGCCTGAGCTTTCCACCTCGGTTCGGGTTCAGCCAGCTGGTGTTGGCCTTGGTATAGTCATCGAACTCTCTAGCCACCTCTACCGCCTGCTGGTGCTTGTACTCCTTTTCCCTGACCTCGGGGTCTAGCACCACGAGATCGGAGAACTGAGCTACTGCTCCGTACAGGGCATCGATGATATCGTCATGGTCGAGCGAGCCTCTATCGCGGGTAATGCGGGCCAGCTGCCGTGACAGCTCAACGCACTTGGCAGCCCTCTCGGAGAAAACGATGCGGTGGACATTGAACAGGGGTTCGAGAACGTCGAGGATACGACGCTCCTTCTGCCCGGTCACATAGTTGAGATCGATCTGGGTAGGGCCATTGTGCTTAGCCATGACAGGCTGGAGCAGCTTGGCGTAGGTAGACTCGTCCTTCGAGCCGCCCCAGTTAGATTCGACTACAACCCTCTGGACCTCAAACTCTCCAGCCAGCTTAGCCAGCTTGATCATGGTTGCCTCGCTTGTGCCAGACTGTCCTGCTGCCAGCTCGCCAGCATCCAGAACAAAGATCATACCGTTGAGGCTGGCGGCCACACAGTAACCAACGGAGTCAGCGCCACCACCCTTAGGGTCGATGTACATGCACTTGCCGTGGTATGGCAGCCACTCGCTGCTGACGTAGCCGGGTCCAACCCAGTGGTCTTTACGCCGCCCTGCGTGCTCGATGTCATCCCGTACATCCGTCGTACCCCAAACCACCTGTGCCGGGGCCATGTCCGATGGTGTAGAGAAGACGATTGCATTGCGGAGTCGGAGCGGGTATCGCTCGTCATCCATCAGGTTCGGGTTCAGGAGCATCTGGAGATTGTAGTAGGCGCGGCTCTTGGCCTGCTTCTCAATCAGCACGTCAGTGCCGAAGCGTTCGGGGTAGGACGGCTGTCCCGGCCCTTCGACCTCAGCACGCTCTAGGAGGACCGGTGAGACGTTGTGAGACTGTCGGGCATCCGAGGGGTCGGGCAGCTCAGCGGGCCACCTACGGATGTTGTAGCCCTGATCATGGAGCTTCATGTAGATGGAGTCCTCAGTCTGAGGCGTACCCATGTACATGATCATTCCATTGTCCAGCACCAGAGATTCACACTCCAGCAGCTTAGCCATCAGTCGTTTCCTCTTCAGCTCCGTCAGGGAGTTCTCAGGGATCTCGCAGTCATCAGGGATGATCAGGTCAGGGTGTCGCCCCGTCCAGCCACCGAAGACAGGACGAGCCACGAAGGACGCATCACGACCGGGGCCTGCGCCTCGGACATCAAACTGGTTGGTCTGGTTGGTAGCGGACCCGAGGGACCGGATCTTCTTGCCATGCCTCAGGGTGAACTGATCCTCGTCCTGAGGACGGAGGTGCTCTACCAGAGGTGACCGGTCAAGGACATCCTTGATCAGCTTGGCGCTCGCATCCACAAGGTCTTGGTTCGACCCGATGTACAGGATGCGGATCTTGGGATTGCAGTACCAGCACCAGACGCAGAAGACCGCCGCGATGACGCTCTTACCGCAGCCGCGCATAGCCTGGATCTGCTTACGGACCTTACCGTCCGGGGACGTAGCNAGGTCTTGCATGTACTCAGCNATGTCGTACTGGATNGGGTCGGGTTCCCCGAAGTCCAGCACATCCGTAAAGACATAGTACATGAAGTTACGGAAGTCGTGGAAGGGGTCTTCCTCTGGGTCAATGTGTTCTAGCTTAGTGCATAGCATTAGGTAAGCTCCGAGGTACGTGTAATGGTAGGGCGGCCAATCTCTGTAGGCGGGAGGTTGGCATAGGCTTCGAGGCTGATAGGTTTGATCCCATTGGGAACGCCATGACGAACGCCGCCCATGTCTCCAGCTGTAATTTCAAACTCTCCCCCAGCACCAAGGCATCCGATCTTTACCGCGTTACGGCAGAGAGCGCCTTGGTTAGTCTCGTTATCCAGAGCAAGAGTCGTGTTGGATGAGAAGGGTGTACCAGTCAAGGAGACAGTTGGGAACAGTTCTGCAAAGTCATCAAAAGGAGAACCGTAGTTATCAGAGGTCATACTGCCAAAGGCGTTGTTGAGAATAGCCTGCTGTTCTACAGTACCAGATGAGCCAACATGATTGAACCCGGTGTCGCAGTCGGCAATCACATTACGTGTAAACAAGTAAGCTGCCTCAAGCGCTGCGTTCTGATCAGAGATATAAATAGCATTCCCTGCACCAAAGAAAGAGCTTTCAATGATTGCAGCATACGAGCCGTCAGCAAACGTAAGAGCAAGGTCTACGCCTGCACGAGCCTCTGAGGAGTCAGACACAATCACGTTCTTAAACCAAAGGATGTGCTCGGAGTCATCGGTCAATGACAGGTCGCAGACAATACCAGACGCTTTGAAGTAGCACCCGACACAGACCGCGCTGCCGACAAAGGCGCTGTAGTTAGCAGACGAGAACGAGCCAGTGTTTGTAAACGAGCACGCAATGAACGCGCACTCCCTAGCATCTACACAAGGCCCTGCGCCATTGTTAGTAAAGGTGCAATCGTAAAAGGTTGTCTGCGTATCGACATGCCCCTCTACAAACACACACTTGTTTGAGTTAGAGTTACCAGCAAAGGTGAGGTTACTAAGGATCTGGGGCCCTTGAGCCGTGTCAACAAAGCCACCGTCGTTGATAGAAAAGACAGCATCAACTCCGTCGCCAATTGTAGCCTCGTATCCACGATACCAGATTGGTCCGCCGTTTGTACCGGCAGGAAAAACCTTTGTGCCTGAGATGGTGATAGAGCTAGAAGTCTTTTTAATGTTGACTCTATGGCCGTTCCTTGCGTTAGCAATCATCACGTCTACAGTCTGCCATGCGTTGCCTTCCGTAGTGCCGTCGTTGTTACCGCTGCTAAGGTCATCATCAAAGTAAACATCAGTCCACGGGTACTCATCAATAATTCCAATACCGCTCATATAGCCAGCGCTCCAATATCTAAACTTCCGTTAATACAAGCAGCCCTTGATCGACAGACCGCCCCACCGCCTCTAACAGCGTTAAGGGTGAAGTCTTTATTCGCTGCGTTGTTGTAAGGGTCTTTGGTAATTCTTTGAAGATCAATAGGAACCACACCAGCGATAACACCGTCAACAGCGTTGTTCACAAAGATTACTTGAGGGGGTGACACCGAGGTAGTCATCCCGTAGCAAGCCGTAGGGCAGCTTGTAATCAGGTTGTTTGTTACTACAGGTGTTCCGGGTGACGAGGTTAGACCCACACCAAACATCTGGATACCATGGATAAAGTTATCGATGGTGTTGTTTGTAATGTGGTATCCGCCTTGGTCCGCCCTTGTCATTCCTTCGCAAACAATACCAGCTACCCCAAAAGAGGGCTGGGTGCTGCGGTCGGTAAAGACAAGGTTGCGGACAGCGGCTGCCGAGTGGTCGGTAGACGAGCTGAGTTTAATACCCCCAGTGCGGCTGCCCGACCCAACAAAGTCCGTAATGCGAACAATGTTAGCGTAGGCAACGCCGTTTGTGATATCAATACAACCCTCAAGGCCGGAGTTAGCGTTGTCCCCTGCCGACAAAAGGCAGTGACAGTTCACGACATTCCCACCCTGCTGGCAATCAAACATGCGGATGTCTTGGGCGTTGTTGCCTGTCTTGCTTGCCTTACACCTGTAGAACGTAGTGTTCATACCTGAGGCAGTAAACATAGCCCCGTTAGCTGGGGTCTTTGATGCAGAGTTTGCAATGTCAATACCCTCAACCAAGTAGTTAGCATTAAACTTAAGAGTCAATGTAGCAAACTCTGCAATGCCGCCGTCGCCAATAGTAGACGAGTACCCACGGATGTGAATAGGATCATGGTCTCCAGAACTCGGAGAAGCCGCACCGCTAACCATGTTGTTGGTAGAGATAGTAGCTCTAGTAGAAGGTGCTTTAACATTCAGCCGTTGGCCTGTTGTAACATTTGGTAAAGCGTCGTTCCAAGATTGCCAAGGGTTAGCCTCCGANCCGTTGTTAGCCCCAAGNGTGTTTTCAACGTCAAGGTATTTTTCTGTAAGCGCCATTATCTTCCTCTCATATATTGTTTACCACTTAGACTTGTTTGCCCAGTAAGCAGCGGACATTTTACCCTTAGAAATGTTCTTAGCATGACGGGCCTTGAAACTTTTTCGGCGGGCTTTTTCCTTAGGGCTTTTTGGGTTACTGCCTGCACCACTTACGCCTTGCTGACCGTACCGAATAGTCTTAACCTTGTCGCCTTCTTTAGCCACAACGACGTGAGATTTGGTCGCGTGATTAGGGGTTCTTTTAGGTTTGTTAAAACCAGATACCCCAGCCCTTTCAAGCCTTGGGTCTTTCTTAGCCATGTTACTTCCTCTTCTTTTTCTTTGAGTTCTTCAAAGCACGATTAGTAGGAGCGCCTTTAGCGCCCTTCTTTCTCATGGTCTCTCCAGACCCGGCCTTAATTCTTTTTCGTTTAGCGTGGATGTTTGCCCACAGTCCTTTAGCCATTGTCAGTTCCTGTAAGTTTAGGGTTGAACGGCAGTCTCTCCGCCATCTGTTCTTTAAGAGTATCGGCGGCGCTGCCCGGAACGGGAAGGGATGTCACATCGTTGTCCTTGAGGAATCTCAGGGCACACTGTAGAACACCCGGCGAGCATCCGGGCTGCTGGAGTTGCTCGACCAGACGGCGTGCCGTCAAGGTGTGAACCATATGGTCAAGCTCTTCTCCAGTCAGCCCCTGTGCCGTGCAGGTTTCCATTGCGTCATCCCAGAGTTTTTGAATCTCTGGTTCGTCAATCTGCATTCTTAACTGCTTTCATTTCCAAAGCACGAAGCCTTCGTTCGTGGTCTTCTGTGCGGGCTGTGTAATGGGACAGGGATGTGGCAAGGGAGGACACCTCGCGGGTGAGCCTCCACATTGCCGAGATCATTCCTAGCCCAACGATAATCTGAAATATAACTTCAAAGTCTGAGGTCATTCTTTAATACCCTCCTTCAGCGTAGACACGATCTCCCTGAGCTTGTCAGGTGACACCATGTCTCGAAACTGTTCGAGAGCAACGTCTTGACCCTTGTTGAAGGACTCCATCTTTTCCTTAGCAACGGCTCCAGCTGTACCCGGCTTCTTGATCATGAGACCAGCAAAGCCAAGCAGTAGACCAGAGATAACTGTAGCTCCGGGGATAGGTGCGTTACCTACCTCCTCGATGCCGACAGTAACTGCTGAGTTAATAAAGTCAAAGAGCAGAGCAGACTTCTCATTAGCATCGACGTACTGGTCAATGTTACGCTGAGCGTCAGCCATGTACTCTTCCAGAACAAACGGTGATTCGTTCAGGCTTACATAGTCTTCACCATCAGTGTACGACCGCATCTCCTTAGGGACTCGGTGGGTCATCATGTCGCCTAGGTTGCAGCCCTGCATTGAAAAGGCCAAGACTAGAACGCCAACCGCACCAGCGAGTGAAACAACAGCGCCCTTATTCGAGCGGAAGAAATCAATAACAGCAGACATATATCCGCTCCTTAAGAAGTGTAGTCAAAGTCGGTGAACGTGCCACCGGGAATAAGATAGGATTCAAACTGGTCATTAGTAAACTGACCGTTACCGCCAGCAGCAGTGCCTTGGTCTGAGGCAGCATAATTAATTGCCGACTGAGCAAGGGCTTCAGCGTCTCCTAAATAAGGGACGTTAATAATGCTGCTGTATTGATTAAGGGTGTTCAACCCAGCAAGCATTTGAATACCCGGAGAAAACTTATATGCGCCCTCGTTCTTTATTTTAGCAGAGTTAAAACGAGTCAAAAGGGTAGGGTTTGAATTACCATACACCCCCCATTTATTACTGCCACAGTTTCCCCCGAATAGATTTCCTCCGGAGACCGCATCCAAAGCACCATCACCGTTTCCATCGACTTGGAATCGTCTACGGTTTATAGCAAAGTGGGCGGTGGGCCCGCCACCACATCGTAGGCTCTGTGATCCTGCAAAATAATACTCTTCGTAAGACCCAGCTATGTACGACGCAGGAAGTGACGATGTTACATAAGTGTTTGCTTTAGTTACATCCGTAACAGTTACTCTCATTACAAGGAAAACATTTGTAGAGGTTTCAGCCGAATTGTTCCATGCTGATCCTGCTGGCAGCCAACCACCGAATGGACTGCCCGACCCGCTTCCGTAGGAACCAGTAGTTGCGGCCCTGACGCTAGTCATTGTCACTTCAAACCCTGGATCTGTTCTGGCGGATGCCGCAGGCCAAGAAGGAGAAGATGTCTGGCTTGCGCCGGAGCTTCCGACAGGAAAGATATCACTACCCGTGCTGTCGTTATCCATACTGCCGCTACCAAAGCCGCCACCACCAACACCAATGCTGGTATTGCCTGAAGGCCCGCCGTCTCCCCAGTTAATGTTAGGGAAGTCAATCCAGTAGTCAGTACCCTCCTCCTGTAGCACATCGTTCTCGTAGATAACAATGCTTCCATCACCGCCCCATGGTGAACCGGGGATAGGCCACGTGTTCTGAGTCCCGCTAAAGTTGAACCAGTTCCACCCGCGAGGGAAGATCGGGTTGTTGAGGGGAGACCCATCAAAGAACAGGGGAAGGTAGTCGGCTTCTTCAAACATAAACTGAAGCTGCTTCTGGAGCTGGTCTACTGTATAAGAGTTAAACGCCGGGGTAGCGCCGTTATGATACCGCCGGTTGGCAGACTCATAGCACCAAAGCCAGCGGTCTGTCTTCCGTTCAATTCGGATATCCTTTGTATTAGTTGAGCCTAGGATAACAGATTTGTTATCAGAGTCGTATTTAAACTCAGTGGAAGAGTTGTTTTCAGCAGAAATAGTAGGGAGCATACGAGTCCAGACCGTAGAAGAGCCGTTTGTTTGGTCGCCGTAATAAACCTTTATCGGGTGGCAATTAGAAGACACAATGCCGCCAAGCCCTAGTTTAGTCCTAACCGCATCAAGCTGCACACCGTTACCGCTAATGTCGAGCATGTCCAGAGAGGCATAAGAAAACGTGTTGGCAGAAATACCAGTACCGCTTGTACCGTTAGCATACAAAATACGGGTGCTTGTGCGAGGGTTTTCGTTCGCCTCTGCAACAGGAGAACCAATTTCAACAGCAACCTTCCCAAGCTCTGCAAGCTCCTGACAAATGTATTTACCCTGATCAAAGTAATCCATGTAGTGGTCAGGGTTAGCATACGCTCCGCCAGTTGGCTTTACCCACGCACGATCCTGCCTAGTCTCCCGAATAATCACAACCTTTTCACTGGCTGTGATATCCGTGCTAAACTGGATTTTAGGGTTCGTTTTGCCGCCCAGACCCTTCTGCATAGTTGGAGGAGTCCACTCAAACACGTCGAAGCTTGTTGTCAGACCGTTTGCCGCTGAAGCAAAATAAGCCTGAACCTCAGGGTTAGGGTTACCGCTTATGGAGGCAGGTGTGCCGTCGGCGTTAAGGGGGCTAATCTTTCTATGAATCAGATCCATAGACTGCGAAGCTTTGTTTATCGGTGTCCCCTCGACCGAGGGAAAGTACCAATAAACCCCTTCATTGTATCGATGGTACTGACCATTGTTACTATAGACCCACCTATTGCCTGTGTTAGTAGCCCACTGCCTTTGCTCTGCGTCAGCAGAGTAGTTTTCAGGAAGGCCGATATTAAACTGGTACTGAAGGAGAGGGTTGGGCGGCCCGTTGCCATTAACCAGCCAGATTTTACTAATATCTTGGCGACCGTCAAAACGTATATACTCGGCAAAAGAGCTTGTTGAGTTACCCCATTCTGCGCAATCACCATCATAAAGAGGATATCCAGCTGAGGTGTGGCTGTCGTCATGAAGGACTCTGGTAGGGTCGATGTTAATCCAGTTGTTGTCCTCATCAAAGAACATCAACTGAACCGGTTTATCTTGCCCGCTGAAGCCACCATACCCTTTCTCATAAAGATAAAACTCAGAACAAACAATCGAGTTAGGGCATTCTTTGCCCTCAGTATACGACCACGTCCTCCCGGTGGGGCGGGAGAGCGCAGTCGTATCGTTAAACGGAACTTCCGTACCGTCTACAAAAACTCGTATTTGTTTCTCTACAGGAGCAACCCGTGTATTAAGCAGCTCGAAATGAAGGCCCACGCTCTTCTTATCTGAGGCAAAGCGTCCAACATTGGACGAGCCGTAGATGCCTGCCGCTGTGTTCGTGCCCATATCAGCGCCAATGAACGACATGAAACTGTCACCGTATGTCACGGTCATAGGGGTTTACTCCGGAAATAGAAATTGAATGTTATCTGGGATAGGATTACTGGGGACTTCGAGATCAAAGNTATCTGGCATGTCGAGGTTACTGAGATTAGGCTTGTACCTTCGTCTCTTATACCGGCCCTCGGTAGC